ATGAATCAAGCACTATCGAAATCTAAAATAAAAATAGAAACTAGGATGGCTAGACTTGGTAAATTTGACTTTAGTGTTTATTCAAAAGCAGGACAAGTAGTTAGCGATAAAATGGGAGAACACTTAGAAGATATTAGAGTCAAATTAGATTGGTTAGAATCTAGAGGAATAGAAGGAGGTATATGATATGTCTATTACAAGTTCGCCTAGTGACTATTCTTTAAGTGGTGCGCCCGACTATTCGGCAGGTTTAGGATTTTATACCGACTATATTCAAGTAGCGGATTTATTGCAGGTTCCTAGATTTGATACTTCTTCTACCTATCCAACAAGAGCGCAAGTAGGTAACATCATAAAAAGAGTAGAAGGTATGGTAGATGATAAATTAAAAAGGTCATATCGTCCAATCGTAACCAAAAAAGAAATTCACAATTTTGAATATACAAATAGACCCGGAATGACGCTTTATGGTGGCTATGTTGGATTTATTCAATTAAGACAGATGAAAATACAGAAAGTTATTTCTTTGCAAGTTTGGTCGGGTAGTGGATATAAAGAAATTGCTTCGGCACAAAGCAAAATAAAACTCTTAGAAAATTATAGAGACATGCACTCTATTATACTAGAACTTCCTAATAGCGGGGTTTCTTTTGAAATGATTGCTGAAAATAATGTAGGTAGTCTAGGAAATGACGAATTTTGCACAACCTTTGGAATTAAAACTACCGCTACTGATATAGTATCTTTAGTAAATGA